ACTTTATCCATACGACGCATTCGTCCATGTATGGGAAGTTCGAGCCGGGGTTGGGCGTTGTGGTCGAGAGTTATGGTCACAAACAGAGCCTGATGAGGGAACTGGATGTCCAGGAATCGTCTGATACTACGGGCGGCTCCAGGTGCTATCAGAAAACTGATCCCGGACCTTCCTCCACATCGCCAAGTTGGGTCAGTGACCCGCACGGCGAATAAGGACAGAATAAGATGACCGAAGTCGTCCAAACGGATTCTCCTGAAGAAGACGGGATCTCCGAATCTGCTGCTGACAGTGGAGTGATCGATCTGGGGGCTGACCTTGAGTCCCCGAGCGAAGCACCCCCCATTGACGGCTTGCAAGATGAGGCTGCCGCTGACACAGACAGAAGCCCCGGTGAGGACGCGACTCAGGATGCCCCACGGAATCTATCAACGATAGAGGAAATGGAGTCCTTACCCGAGCAACTTCGACCGATGGCCCGTCGTCTTGTTGCAGATCATACGCAAAAGACACAGGCTGCCGCGCAGAAGATGCGGGAGAACGAGGAGCTGCAGCAACGCTTGCAGATGGCGACGTTGCAGAACCAGCAGAACGATCTGAGTGCGCGTGTGGATGCTGCCTCCCCGGAGGAAGATCCCTTTGCAGGAGTTCGTGCCCGACTCGGCCCCGAGGAGCAAGGTGCCCTCGATATTATGCGCGAGGTCGTCAAGACCGACGTGGGCCAGAGAGTGGAAACGCAGGGACAACAGGTAGAGCAGTTGACGAGCGCAGTTCGCCAGCTTGCTGTGCATATTGTCCAGCAGTCCGCGCAGGCACAGAACACCGCTGCACAGGACGCTCGTCGGCAGTACCCGGATATTGACCAGTATCAGGCGCAAGTCAGCGCCCTGACCGCTGTGCCGAATCCGGCGACGAGAAAGAACTACACGCCTGCTGAAGCGTACGAGTTGCTCACCGGAATTGCTGGCCAGAAGTCTGCTCAATTACAGGCTGGCCAGAAACGTGTCCGGCGCAACGCTGCTGGTAATGCCTCGTCTACTCCCTCTGTTGCTGCTGATAATGGCTCGGGTGCTTTATCCGAAACAGAGCTTGCCTCAAAGCTGGCAGCACTGGGTTTGAAGGCGTAGCTCTACAACGCCAACAAAGGGAGCGAATGCTCCCATAGACAGGGGTACCAATTATGGCTGCTGCAACCACCAGTGAAACCTGGGACGCGGCTTGGACATTGACGATGCGGTCGCATCGGAAGCGGCTGACGGATAACATCTCCGACAGCTATCCGACGACAGATCGTCTCAAGCGTTCGGGTGTCATGGAAGTTGAAACCGGTGGCAAGGAGATCCAGGAAGATCTGATGTACGGTCTTGGATCGTCCGAGTGGTTCGACGGTTACGACGTATTGTCCACCAACGCGAACGACGGCATCACGGCCGCGTTCTACCAGTTCCGCTACAACGCCGTCCCGGTGGTTATTTCTGACACTGAAGACGACGAGTCTCGTAAGTCTGGATCGGTCAAACTGATTACGGCCAAGGCCAAGCAGGCCATGACCAAGTCGTTTGATACGATCAATGCTTCGATCCACAATGCCCAGTCCGGCAAGTCGATGATTGGCCTGCAGGACATTTGTGCAGAGTCAACCGGCACAACGCTGGGTGGCATTTCGCAGACCTCCAATACGTGGTGGGACAACAAGCGCGGCGATTTCACCGCTGGTACGGGTGAAATGCTGGCCACGTATACCAATTTCCTGACCAAGATCGGTGATCAGTACACCGGCATTCTGGCCATGGGCCAGATGTGGAATGCGGTTTCTGAGGGCAATGACAAACCCACCCTTCTCGTTGCTTCGCATACCCATTACGGGAACTACGAGGCCGTGTTTGAAGGCACAGGCCATACCCGCTTTACTGGCGCGGGGAAGGCAGATCTTGGTGTCACTGGTGATGTCACGTTCCGTGGCGCACCGCTGATTGCTGATCGGGATTGTGTCACTGACAGTATGTATTTCCTCAACACCAAGTATCTGAAGTTGAAGGTGCAGGCTGGCCGCAACTTCTCGAAGACCCCGTTCCAGCGTCCGAGCAACCAGCTTGCCCGTGCTGCGTTCGTGGTATTTGGTGGCCAGTTGGTCACCAACAATCGTCGTCGTCAGGGTCTCTTGTACGACCTGGCATAAACCCTTGCCCCCAAGCCAATGGGGGTTCACACCCTGACCATAGGGGAAAGGTGCAAGAGCAATGAGTTGGAGTTTTGGAGCAGGCCACACCAATAATGGTGCGGCGAGTTTGGGCGGTAGCGTTGGAGGCAATTTTTCGCAGGGCATTTATGCAGAGTCCTCCACACAGAATGCACCATTAGGTGCTTCTTTGGAATTTGATGATGGACGCAAATTCCGATATACAAAGAGCGCAGGAGCGATTACGATTGGGAATGCCTGTTCCAGCGATTATAGTGATGGCTTGCTGGCCGAACTTGATTCGACCACCACTGTGAGCGCCACTGCGGGAAACGATTACTTCTCTTTGACAGGAAGCGGATCGCAGTTTTCCACTACTGCAAGTTTTTATGCCGGGGGTTACATCGTTTTTACTGATGGCACAGGTGCGGGTCAATGTTTTCGCATCAAAAGCCATTCCACGGCAAGTTCTGACAAGATTACCTTTCATTTGTATGATGCGCTTGTCACGGCCCCCGTGGCGGCGACAGGTGTTATGATCGTTGGGAATCCTTATGGTGCTGTTCTTACGGCAGATGGCACCAGTTCAGGCGCAGCGACGGATTCCTGGGTTGTTGGTTCTAATCCAATAGCGATCACCAGTGGATATTATTTCTGGATGCAAACGCGAGGCATTGGTGCGCTTCAATTTGATGCTGGTACTACCGCAGCTCCGCATTACGGAATGGAGCTGGTGATGAGCGATTCTCACGATGGTCTTGTTGAAGCCAAGCTGGATGCACATGATGGATATCAAGTAGTTGGGCATTATGTGGGTTCAACTGGCGATGATAACGAGTACGTCGTCGCGCATTTGTCGCTTGAATAAACCATAGGAAGGGGGCTTCGGCCCCCTTCCTGTGCCAATTTAATTAGAACGATACAGGGAGAACTGAAATGGCAGCAGAGCAGAAGTTGGATCTTGACGCGTTGGTTGCAGTGCTGAAGGATGCTCCTGATCATGTGAAGTCACAGTTGCGCCAGGCACTGGGCGCTTCAGGCACAATCACGCGCAAGAGTACTCCGCAGAATAACGCTGATGCCAAGCGCATCGCCTTCACTGTCGGTGAGGCTCTGCACCCGGATGACTGGACGCCAGAACCGTCAGAAGCCATGGCTATGGCTCTTGGCTACGAAGCGGCCAAGGAAAAAGTGTCTGAAAGCTGGCGTGCCAATCAGAACTCTACTGGTGCCATGACGACTCTCACGGGCCGTGACGTGGATCAGATGCAGACCGGCGTTGATCCGGTGTCAACACCGGCAGAATCGAATATGACTCTCGATCCAGAGGCCCTGGCTGATCTGGCCGTTGAATGACCCAGATCCGAGAACCCGCCCTGACTGAGCCGCGCAAGCGGCAGAGCCAGTCTGACCCTGTTGTTGCAGGGCAACAGAACCAGGCTGTGTCCTTCGGTGAACTGGGCGTTTTCGGTCATGTCGAATGCAATTCACTGAAGGTGGACTCGCCTACAGGGTTCCTGCAGTGTACGTCGCTGACCACCACCGAGCGCAATGCGCTCACAGCAGTCAATGGCATGGTGGTGTACAACGAGACAGACAACAAGTTCCAGGGCTATGAGAACGGTTCCTGGGCAAATCTGATCTGAGGCAGTATGACGCTTGCACAAGCCATTACCATGACACTGAACCGCGTCGGCCTGTTGACCACCAATACGACGTACAAGGATCAGGCTCGGCTGTATCTCAATATGGCAGCGAAGCGGGTGTCAGGAGAGATTGGTGGCAAGTGGTGGTGGCTGCATAAGACCACCACGTTCAAGACCACCAAGACGATCACCGTATCTGGCATCACGGGCACCATATTGGCCGGGGACGCCATAAGTGACAATGGTGGTAGTGGGGCCACAGCTACTGTAGATGCCGACTATGATGCCACCAACTACGCTACCAGCGTCACTGTATCAGCACAGTCTGGGACATTCACATCTTCTGGAGCCTTGACATTTACTGGCAGTGGTGCTTCAGCCACCTACGTATCTATTGCCGTCACCCAGACCTACGCCCTCGACGCAGATGTGCTGGTGCCGCATTCGTTTGTCGATGAAACCAACAGCCGCACCATCTCTGGTGCCGGCCTTGACATGATCGACGCAGAAGATCCTGACAGAAACAATGAGACAAATGCCAGGATATGGGCGGCCGATGGGGTGGATGCCCTGTCGGGTAAGATCCGGGTGCGTATGTGGCCCTATCACAGCACTCCGGGCGATGTCATCCGCTACCGCTATCGGGGCTTCATTGTTGACTGGACTTCAGGCAACGACTCTACGGAACTGGACAGGTGGTTGCCGGAGATCCTGCAGCCGGCGGTGATCTTTGGTGCGACCGAGATGTATCTGCAGGAGAAGGGCGACTCCGAGGCCGCCGGGGAGAATCGCTTTGAGTACAACGAGGCGATTGACAACGGTAAGGAAACCAACCGCACGATCTACGGCAATCGGGTCTGGCGCAAGGCAGAAGTAGGAGATCTCTCAGGCCGGTTTAATTACGTGCCGGCTGATGGTAGTCTTTCGGCAGCAAGCTGATGGCGATACGTGCCGGCGATATTCAGTACGGTCCATGGACGGGCGGCGTGTGGTACTCGCGGCCTGAAGAGGATGTGGCAGTCGAGGAGATTGCCACCATGGAGAATATGAGAATACAGGCCGCTGGTGCCGTAGAGAAGCGCCTCGGTACGGCATCGTACAAGTCGGCGGCCAATATCTCACTGGACCCGACACTGACCATGTGCGCCCAGTTCACCGTGCCGCCGGACAGTCCGTATGTGGTCATTGTTGCTGGCACGGCCATCTACAAATATGCATCTGGCTGGTCACCTATCACCGGCAGCGTCACTGTCACCGCGCATGATGACTATACTTTCGAGTGGGCAGTGGACGAGGGCACCGGCACTATCTTTGCCACCAACGGCTATGATGTCCCCTTCAAGTGGACTGGCAGCGGCAATGCTGCGGTGGTGGATGTAGACTCGCGCTTCACCCGAGCGGATCATGTGGCGCACTGGGACAACCGGGTATGGTGGGGCAGTACGGGCACCGACTATGACCGGCTGTGGTTCAGTGACACTGCCGATATCGATACGGTGGGGGCGACCTCGTTCTACCAGTTCGGTCATCCGATTACGGCCCTGGTGTCAACGCGCAACGCCCTGTCGGTGCATACCAGTGGCGGCATCTTCACCATGGTGCCCACGGGCAACTCGCAGATCCCCTACCAGCAGCAGCAGCGCACCTCTCGGGCCGCGCTTCATGGCAGGGCGGTGGTAGTGCTGCCTGGAGATCGCCAGTTGATGGTCCGCGAGGACGGCATCTACCAGTGGGATGGCGGGGATGACGTAGAGAAGAAATCCTTCGCGCTTGATCTGGGATACTGGCCCCATATCAACTCCTCACGTCTGGAAGAGAGCTTTTCGCTGTACTATCCGGCCGAGGCAGAAGCCTGGTTCTGGGTGCCCTATGGCACCGGTCAGACAGAGATGAACCAGATCATTGTCTACTCGGATCGCCATGACTGCTGGTTCGGCCCTTACAGCGGATCTGGAGCGTACTTCGACCGTAACTGTGCGGCCTTGATTGATCAGACGCCTCATGCCGGGACACTGGACTCGTCAGGCGATATCGGCGGCAAACTGGAAGACCATGCGCCTGCAAATACCTACAACGACGACGACGACACCTCTGACGGCATTGCCATTCGGGCCTATTTCCGCACTGGGGCACCAGCGCCGTCTGGATCGGCCGAGCGGGTCAGATGGTTGTACTCGCGTACGTATTTTGATGCCACTGGCGACTATAACGTCACTGTCAACCAGGAATCGTCAGGCATATCCGGTACCACCAGGACGCTGAATGTTTCTGGCGGTGGATTCATTCTCAATTCAAGCAAGACCGACGAAAATGAGCTGGGCACAGTGCGGATGCTGGCGCAGGATCTGGATATGAGCGAGTACGATCCTCACTCCAGCTTGAAGTTCACCAACAATTCCAGAGATGAATTCTTTCGCATCCGACGTACACATCCGGTATATAAAGACATTGGCAAGAAGCGCAGGGTTAAGGCAGGAGTTTAGAGATGGCCCCTATTAGTCCCTTCTTTCTTTTCAAAGATCCTTCTGACATTCAATGGTCTGGTAACCAGAGGCTTACCGGTAACCAGTTGCGTGGATTTGGGGATTTGGGATTTGATCCAAATATTTCTATTGGCAACATCATTCCCGGCGCTTCTCAACCTGGTTCCTACTATCAGGCCCCCGGAACTCGGGGCATTTTCCAAAACGGCTTGCAGATCGGCTCTACCAGCGAAAGGAATGTTCAGAAGGCAGCCCCTGGCGAGGGCTTCTCTCTCTTTACGTCTACCGCTGCGAACGGTCAGACCACAGATGCCTTGCCGGAAACAGTTGTGACTGACGGTGACGTTCAAACCGCCTTGCCTCGTTCTCCTGAATTGGACCCTGATGCTCCCACTACCACTACCACTACTACTGCTGCTGATGATGGCACTGAATTTGAAATAGATGATCCTGGGGAGTGGAAAAGCCCAGTGACGGGGTGGGGGACGCCGAGCTATAATCCCAACTTCTCAGATCCAGACCTGACAGAATTTACTAACCAGCATTTCCGCACCGCAGAATATAGTGCCCGATATGGTTCTGGCCCCGGCGAAGTCTTCCAGAGCTTGGGCGCTGATCCTGTAGCGCAGATGATCGTTCAAGGACAGAAGTTGGACGCGTGGTTGGCCAGTCAGGGCGAGGATGTCAACGGTGATGGCTCCATCGACCGTGCCGACTACCCTGATAGGAATGTGCCTTATCCTTCCGAGGCACAGATGAATCAGTTCCGGGCCAAGTTCTTTATGGCGCTGCAGGATCGGGAAAAAAATGCTCAGCGCCACATTGAAGTGATATTCGGTAGCCCTGCATTCAGTTTAGGTTTTCCAACGTCAAGACCAGGACTAAGTCCTGAAGAGAATCTGAGAGCTAATCTTCTTGACTTTTTTCAAGATTTGCCAGGGGATATTGGCACACAAATTCTCGGCGAACTCGGTGGCCTGGGTGCAGACATTCTCACAGGTCTGAATATCCCTGACCTTGCCGAGACTATCGGCACGGATATTCGTGGCGCTATTGATCCTCTGACCGGTGCTGACTTCGGCCTCGATGCCATCAATCGGGACATTTTTGGCGAAGGCGGCCTAGAGGAGAAACTCCGCGGCCTCGGACTTGGGAATCTCGCCGCAGCCATTACTAAACAGGGTACGCGTCTGCGTGGATTAGAAACTCGACTGAGTGGCCCACGTATGCAATTTCCTGCGGGATTTGTTGAAACAGCAGGCACTTTGGAAGAGCAACTGGGCGGCATCACAAGCGATCTTGGGGAACTGGGCACATCTCCTGTGCCCGACGCGTTATTCACGAACCTGCAGAGGTCGCAGGGCGTACTGGACGATCTCATCGGCGGCTCTTTTGACTACTATGATCCAACTGGTGGACGTTTGGGAGAGGCGCTCGGTCAGGGCGAAAGACTGGATACGCTGCTGGGTGGATTGCCTGCACCGCCTGATCTGGCCGGTCCATTAGATCAGGCCCGACTGCTCAACGAGCTGTTTACTCTCGGGGGAGGTCAACTCGAAGATCTTGGCAGGGACGTTGGAACTTTGCGGCAAGGGGCCGTAACAGATCTTAGTGACGACTTGGAAAGACTGGGGCTTGAAGGCTTAGAAGGAAAGATTGGATCATTCTTGGGAGAAGGAGGCACCTTCAAAAACCTTGAAGGCTTGCTGGGTGGCCTCGGCCTCGGAGGTCTTGAGACACAGTTCGGAGACTTCGAGCGCGAGGATATCCCCGGCCTTCAGGGAAAACTGGATGACCTCAATATCCGAGGACTTGGGACGCAGTTCGGAGATTTCGAGCGCCAGGATATCCCCGGCCTTCAGGGAAGGCTGGATGACCTCAATATCCGAGGAC